CGGGCGCCGTCGAGCTGCACGGCGAGTGTGTCGTCTTGGTCGCGCCGTCCGGCTTTGGCGAGCGGGCCGAAGCAGTCGATGGACAGGATGGTGCCGGCGAACGGGTCGAACTGGGCGGCGATGGCGTGGACTTTGCCGGTGAACAGCCGGGATGTGCCGCCGGCGTCCAGGCCGACGTCGATCGTCGCGACGTCGCCGATCTCGGGGCGCGTGGCCGGGTCGAGGAGGATGATGCGGGCCGAGCCGGCTTGGAGGCCTTCCCAGTAGGAGCGGCGTCCGCGCTGGACGAACACGGAGTCGATGGCTTCGGTCGTGTGGGCGACGCCGTCGATGGTGACGGTGACGGTGCGGGGCCAGCCCATCAGCGGACCTGGGCGGATGACCCGATGCCGGACCGGGTGCCGAGCTGCTGGGCCCGCTCGATCTCGCGGAACACCTGGTAGGGCGAGCCGACGATGCCGTTCACGACGACCGTGGCGCTGCCGGCGCCTCGGCCGGTGACGTTGCCCCTAGCGCGTCCGCCGGCTGCCGTAGCCGCTGCCGCGGCGGCGAGACGTTCGCGCTCGATGCCTGCGGTCACGCCGAGACCGCCAGTGGCTTGTCCTGGGGCAAGGTTCTGGCCGGTGTAGGCGGTCAGCGCTGCTGCACCACCAATCGCTGCGACGAAGCCGCCGGCGGTGGTGGCGAGCAGCTTGTAGGCCGACTGGACGGTCGCGAACACCTTGAGGGCGGCGTTAAGCGCGACGATGGCAGTCGACACCTTGAGGATGGCCTCGCCGAGGGCGACGATGGTCTCGGGGTCGGTCTCAAGCAGCGTGGCAAAGAACGCTTCTACCTGCGGGAGCAGCTCGTCGACAACCGGGAGCAGCTGCTCGCCGAGCTCGACGCGGAAGTTCTCGAACTCGGCCTGCAGGGTTCGCTGCTTATTCGCTAGGCCGTCGGACGTGCGCTCAAAGTCGCCCTGCTGAAGGCTGGTCTGTTCGAGGATTTCTGAGTAGGCGGCGAGGACGCGGGTGGCCGGGTCGAGGGCTTCCTCGGTGGTCTCGATGAGCCCGTCGGCAAGGGCCCGGTTCTTGAGCGTGGCCGCGTCCAGGAGCACGCCGTAGTTGCGGATGGGCTCAGCCTCGCCACGGAGGGCTGCGCCGAGGGCGGTGATGGCCTGGTCGACGGTCGTGTTGTTGAACGAGGCAAGGTCGGCCGCAAGGGTGACGAGGCTGGTGGTGAACTCGACGAGGTCGTCCTCGGCGAGGCCGGCGGACTGACCGAAGATGCCGAACGTCTGTGCGGCCTCGAGGGCCTGCTGGCGGGACTGGCCGAGGGACCGTGCGGCGTCACGGGCGAACGACTGCAGCTGCCGCGCCGACCGTGGGCCAAACACCTGTTCCACGGCGGACGACGTCTCGGACAGGTCGGACGCGGCGTTGATCGCGGACGCGGCGATGCCGCCGATGGCGCCGATGGCGACAGTGGCGAAGCCGGAGGCGCGCTCGACGGTGCGCGAGAAGTCCCGGAAAGAGTTGCCGGCCTTGTCGAGGTTCGCTCCAAAGTCGGAGACGTCGGCAAGCAGGCTGAGCTTAAGGGTGCGGAGGGTCTGCGATGCCATCAGACGTTCCCCCAGGTGTCGGCGACCTTCTGTGCGCCCTCGATCCAGCGGCGCAGGATGTTCGGCTGCAGCCGGCGAAGGCGCGGGAACAGCCACCAGCCGCGGTTCCCTCGGCCCTCGCGGGGCGACCGTGGCGGGCCCTGGAGACCACCGCGGGAGCCGGCACGGCGCTGCGCCTGGTTGCGAAACCGGTCGCGCTGCCGCTGCTCAGGCGAACCGAACTCGGACAGGAACAGCAGCGACCCAGCGGCGACCCGGCGGCCGTCATCGGTCGTGTACCGCTTGGCACCGCCGAGGGTGACGGCCGGGGTGCGGTCGCGGGCGACGCGGGCCGACTGGGCGACGAACGACGCCTGCTGGGGATACCAGCGAGTGCCTCGAGCGGCGTTGCGGAACTCGCCGACAAGGTCGGTCGCGATCTCGCGGGACAGGTCGCGCAGGTCTCGGTCGGCCTGCTTGTCCATCTTCGAGAAGGCCCGCAGGATGGCCTGTACGTCGCGGTCGTCCATGCGCACCGTGACCTTGCCGGACGTGTTCCGCGCGGTCGTGGTGGGCATCTCAGGGCCTCCTGTAGGCCTCCTGGAGGGCCGCCTCGACGGTGAGGAGGTCCCGCAGGTCGTTCCAGTCGTTTGGTGCGGTGCCGGTAGCCACGGCGACGTCTACGCGGCGTCGTCCGAAGCTGCCGGCTGGGTAGGGCCCGGTATGGTGCCCTGCCGGAACTGCGGGAAGCCGGTCAGCGACCGGGTCCACGACGTCAGGTCGCCGTCGTGGACGCCGGTGCGCTTCGCGGCTTCGTAGGCGAGGTACGCCACGTCCTTGATGCCCGGAGGGTTCTTCTCGTCTCCGAACGTAACGAACGAGCGTCCGGCCCAGCTCTCCCAGCCGACCCAGTCCGGGAGCTCGAGCTCGAGGACGAGATGGCCGCGGTCTCGGTGCTCGACCTCGACCCAGGTACCGGTTGCCATGTTCTCTCCTTATGCGGTTATCAGACTGCGGTGATGGTCGGCGTCGTGTTCCGGTCGCCGGTCAGCGTGAACGTGATCTGCGAGGCGTTCGGCCCGTCGCCCGCCATCGGCGGGACTTCGGGGAACACGTTGCCGGCCACGGTCGTCGTGGCGTTTGGGCCGGTGCAGACGAGGGTGAACGCGATGGACGTGTCCGGGGTGGACAGCGCCGCTGAGGCCAGGGCCTCGCAGAGGGCGTCGGTGGTGCCCCAGTCGCTGTACATGTTCACGTCGAGCGTGTACTCGAACGTCAGCGTCTTGTACACGGGCCCGTCGAGGGTCTCGAGGACCTCGCGGTTGTTCGTGTAGGTGAACGTGGTGCCGATGGTCTGGGCGTCGAACACGTCCCCACCGATGGTGAGGGACAGGTCCTGCCCGGTGAGGACGGTTGCCATGGTGTGCTCCTAGGAGGGTGTGGCGAGGGTAGTGACCTGGACGTCGGAGACGAGCAGGTCGGACGGGCCGATGGTCTCGACCGACGGTGGTGATACGTCGCCGACCTCCCAGCCGCGTGGCAGGTTGTCGAGGACGGCGAAGACGAGTTCCTCGAGCTGGTCGAGGCTGCCCTGGTTGTCGAGGTTGGCGACGATGCAGGTGACGCGGAACGTGACCTGCACCTGCGGGCTGGCGGGTCGGCCGATGGTGATGGGCGCGATCCACGGGTTGCCGGGGACGATGACGACGGTCGGTGGGATGACCACGGGCGGTGGGAACGCCGAGGTCGAGTAGTCGATGCCGGCGTCCTCGAGGGCCGTCGCGAGCGTCTCTCGGAGCGTCTTGAGGTTCATCCGACCATCGTGCCCACGTCGAGGTGCGGTGCGAGGAGCCCCTGGACGCGGCCGATGAGGGACCGGCCGAGCCGGAACGGTCCAGGCTGGAAGTCGACGCCTTGGATGACGCCGCCGGGTGCGACGCGCGCCTGCCAGATCTCGACGGTCAGCATCATGCACGCCTCGAGGACGAGCGGGTCCTCCTCGTAGACGTCCTGCGATGCCTGGTCGTAGACGTAGCCGGACGGGATGATGGCCCGCTGCTCGGTGATGGGCGGCTGCTGGTGGACGAGCTCGAACGTGAACGTGTTGTAGAGCTCCTGCGCGTTCGAGTACGAGTAGGGCCACAGGGTCGGCCAGGGCCACAGCGGTCGCGGCGGGACGTCGGCCGTGTAGCCGATGGCCGTGATCGTGGCGGGGCCGTTCAGGTGGGCGGGCAGGCCCTCGGTGACGATGGATTGGCCGACGTAGAGCCGGTGGAAGCCGACGGTGCGCGCCTTGACCTCGTTGCCGTCCTCGCAGCAGAGTTGGTCGATGGGGTAGGCGTACCGGGACAGCATCGACAGGACGAGGTTGGTCGCTGCTGTGGAGGCCTGCGTGAGCTGCGCGTCAGGGTAGAGGTCCCCGACGCCGAGGACCGTCTTGAGTTCGTCGAGGTCGACGTAGTTCGGCATCGGGGCCTCCGTGGGGCCCCCGACCGGCCGCGGGAGAGGTCACGGCCGGTCGGGGGTGATGGGTCACGGCGTGACGGTGAGGTAACGCGCGGCCGTGGGGTGCTTGAGCGCGAGCGCCA